GACCCTGTACCATAGGCTATTTGATTGTTAGGCAAAGAAATTATATCAGATATTTGTAAATTTCTTGTAGTCCAATCTGTTATGTGACCATAAGTATCTACAGTAAGGTTACTTATTACTGTAGCTCCTGTTAATGAAGATTTTGAAAAGGAAGATGTGTCAGCGTGAGCTATAGTTAGATTACCAGAACCAACCAATCTATTAGTTAATGTACCAGAAAGCGTTATCCCACTCCCTTGTATTATAGTGCCTACATCGGAAATAGATGAACTTGTAATTGTCCCAAATCCTAATACACCTCCACTTCTTCTTAATACATGACCGACTGTTGTGGCTTGGATATTATCATGATAGCCAGTAGTAGATACACCCCATACTGAAGTAGGTGTAGCCTTAGCTGTTAATTTACTAAGGCTACCATCATGATTTCCAATATATATTTCATAACCACTACCATTTGATAGATAAATTCTACCATGTTTGGCAGTACCATCATTTGCTATTACATTAGCATTGGTATCAACATCGTTTATCCTTAAATGATTTCCAGTTGTGGTTACTGCCATGTTTCATTATTCTATATTGTTGGGGTTACTTGAATTCATATCTTCTTCCCAAACTAAACTTCTTGTTTTGTAATCAATTTTTAACTTACCAGATTCAGGTGCTTCTTTGTCTGATAAAAAACCATCGACTAAATTATTAATTGCTGCTATATATGGTAATTCAGTTTGTTTTAATGCCTGTTGCATATCTTCCTGAATTTTAATTATTTTTGAATATAACCTTTCAGGAATTGGAATTATATGACCCTCTAATTCTTCTTTTTTAACTGGTTTCATTTATTATTTTTTTTAATTATTTTTTATTCGATTTCGTTTCTTCTTTTACATTAGTTAATTCTATAAAATCACCTAATGTCGCATCTAAATATTTACAATTTGATATCCATGAAAAATCATCAGCAATCGTTTTATTTAAGTATATTGTAAATGCATCATCTTCTTCATATAAATCTTCTCCTAATGTAATTCTATTTTCATTTACTGAAATATTTCTTACATTAATATTAGATACTACCCTATCACTTAAATCAATTAATTGTAATGTCACTGTTAATTGTTTTTGTAATTTACTAACTGTATAGGTAACAGTCACTCTTGTTTCATTAGGTTCATATAATTCATAGCCTTGCCCGCTACCTGATTGTCCTCGAGGTATTTTAACTTGTTTTTTTAAGTTCATCATTTTTTAATTAAAATTTTTAAAAATTGTTTTAATATAAATATATAACTATAATAATTAAATTATATAGCAATTAATTAAATATTTAGATTTAGATTGTAAATATTATACCGGTAATGTAATTAATGACCCATCTTCAGAAGATGCTGTTATTCTATATTTACCACTACTAGTATGTAATACAATGCCATGTAAAGCATTATTAAATGCAATATCTCCGGACACTTCTAATTGATATACTGGTGTATATGCTGGTGACCCATCTCCATCTCCTATATACACTTTGTTATTTGTCCATATATTAATCCCAGACATCGCATTTGCTTTTGTTGTACCACCAACAATTCCCCATGGGTTAGTATCAGAACCTGCAGATAACTGTAATTCAGTGCCTGAAATAGTTAATCCAGTACCTAATGTTAAATATGTTAATTGACCTGCTGAATCATCCCAGAAAACAATGTTATCAGCATTTGGATCTCCTAGATTAACTCCCATACCACCGGATGACATAGGTAAAATACCAGTAACTGCAGCAGTTGATAAGTCTAATGCACTAAATGTGACATTTCCAGCTCCATTTTTCCATAACACTGTATTTGCAGTAGCTGAAATTTCAGCAATAACTCCAGTAGTACTAGTTGATCTACCCAAAACACTGAATCCAGCTGCATTTTGTATCTTATCATATGTTATAGTACTATTAGTAATACCTGATGCGGAAATGGTACCAAATCCAATTGATGTTCCTGATCTTCTTAATACATGACCATCTGAGTCTGCTGTGATAGCTGCCATATCACCGGTAGTATTAGCTGATCTACCTAATATAGATAATCCAGCTAATTGAGCTATTCTGTCTAATGCTATATCACTACCATTCCATGTACCTGACGTAATTGTTCCTACTGTTGTTATTGATGCTTGTCCGACATAATTAGAATCTATGTCTATTGTTGGATTTCCCGATACACCATTTCCATTGGATATAACAACCCTATTAGTTGTACCAGCTATAGTTCTTTGTGACCAAGTATCTGTTGCTGTTCTCACGGCAAAACCAGTTGAAGATAAATTAGCAATCGCATTTAAATCAGCATCTAATGTTATTGATGTCTTACTATTTACATTATCATCTGTTACTGTAATCCCGCTACCAATAAAATTAATTATATTTCTTTGTGTGACACTAGTACCTTCTTCTTGAATTGTTTTATAGGCTTGTACCGCCAATGTTGATATATCTGTATATCCCCAGGTTGTTCCATTTGAAATTACAACTTGATTGTTAGAACCAACACCACTTAATCCAGCTAAGCTAAATACACCAGTACTTGAGTTATATAATATAGGTGATGTGGCACTTAAATAACCTCTTACTTCAGATGCTGTTAATTCATCACTTAATTCAGTCCAGTCAGCTATTGTACCGGCTGTTCCACCATTATGAATCCATGCTTCTCTACCACCAGTTGCGTTAGTTAATATAACACTATCACCTTCTTGAAATTCTGTACCAGTGTAGTTTGTTGATACCCAACCTGTCATTGAAGTTTCTGTTGTATCTACTGTAACATCTGTTAATGCTATATTAGTTACACTGATTTCATTTGTTGAATTATTAATGTTAATACCATTTCCTGCTACATATTTCTTAGAATATAAACCACCTGAATTTGAAACAATAGCATTATCTCCAGCTGTATCTAAAATTACAGTTCCTGTTAAATTACCAGATGAAACTGTAAAATCTATTGATGTTGAGTCAGTATGTCCTGTAATATAATTAGCGCTAAATATTAAACCATTTTCTGACGGATTTACTACTAATGTTTTACCAGTTTGTCCATTATATGAATGAGGCACACCAAGCAAATCCAAAAATTCTAGCCAAACAGTTCCTTGATAATCTGCTTCAATTGAATTAACGTTAGTGCTATGATATTTAATTGCCATATAAAATAATTATATAACTTTAACTATTAATTACCTCTAATAATGCATCTTTTTCAGAAATATTTGAAAATTTATTTGATCCAATAGCATCATTATAATATTTTGAATCTAATATACAATTTGTTTTAAATTGATACCACATTTCCATGTAATTGGTATGTGCTTTTGTTTTACACCAATATAATATTTCAAATTTAAAGTTATCCTTTCCTAGGTTGATAATATCATTATTCAAGGTTTTATTCGAACCTGTATATATTTTCCAATTAGATTCAGTTGTTACCTTTGGTCTACGTTTTAAGCCTTGTTTCCGTTGATTTGCCGTTAGATTTTTCTTTCGGGTACTATTTATATACTTTCTTCCAATATAACGAAAATCGTTAGTTAAATTAGTAATTAGGTATATAAATCCTTCATATCCCAATGGTGGTTCAATAACACTTTTATTTTTATATATCCAATGTGATTCAATCATTATCTTTTTCAGTCTTTAATAATTTTTTGTAAATTTTTATAGTAATAGATTCTATTAAATTTATCTTATCAATAATTTTACTATTTACTTTTATATTTTTTCTAGGTAGTTTATTAAATAAATTCATATTAATATCCTGTTGATGTTTTTAAACATTAACCTTTATTAATATATTAATATCAACATCATCCCTTGTTTGTATTGGATATGCTGTCTTGGCTACTGCCATTAATTCATTTTTATCATTATATAACCCAATTGTTGTAAAATATGGTTGTAATCCATCTTCAGTAAATTCATCTATTAATTCATCAGATATATTAAACTTTCTTGATGTTGGATTCTGGCTTAAGTTAAAATCACCCTTCTTAATCCTAGTTAACATTTCATATTGATAAATAGTGTGTGTTGACTGAAATTCCATGAAAACTTCATCTGAATCTTTATAAATATCAATAAAATTTGGTTGATTCCATAAACTAGTTAATACAATTTTGCCTTGTCTGTAAAATATATTGCCAATATATGATGTATTTAATTTAGTATAATAATTATTTATTAAATAATCATTGTAAAATAAAGAATCTACATTATTTTCATCTTTTTTGACATTGTCAAGTATTTTAATATTTGATAAGTTACCAATGTATTGATTTTTAGATTCTAAATTACTTGCACCAAATATAATTGCATGTTCATTTAATACAGTACTAGTTACATCTTCTTTCTCTTCTTCGAAATATATTGAATCCCCAACTCTTATAAATAACTTTATGTAATACTTATCATTATATTTATACCTAGTTACTATTATTGTTTTATTTTTATAATAATTTACTAAGTCATCATTAATTGTAATATTTGTCTCATGTTTACCATCTGATCTTCTGAATATTATAGAATAATCAGATATGTTTTTTAATATTGATATATCAAAAGGAAATATATTAATTGATTCATTAATAAAATCAGTTAATTCAATCACATGGTTTTTAACTTGAGATTTTTTGACTATTCCATTCTTAGATATCATTGTTTGTAAATTATTATTTTCATCCGGTTTACAATCTAATATAATTGTAAATTCTGAATTAAATAATAAATTCATTCTTTCATTATGTGGTATTACTATACTACTACCAAAGTTAAATCCAAAATCACAATTCGACGTATTATTATCTAAACTATCAGTAATATTATATGAATTAGTAATTAAATTAATACCTTTTAAAATTGCAGGTTCAGTATTTGTGTTGAAATAATTTGACTTATAATTGTAGTTATAGTCTTTTATTAAACCAAGATCGACTTTTTCTTCGGCTACAATATTATTAAATATATTAAAAAATTTTTTATTTGTTTCGCGAATTAAATCATGTGGTTTTAAACTAATAATATATTCACTTGAATTAAATGTTTGAACTCTATCATCTGAATATAAAGTATCAATAAAATTTTGTATTTCAGTATTAATTAAATTTCCATTTGAATCGTCAACAATATTAATATTACCCTGATCAAGATTATTAATATCATTGGTTATTGGTAACCAATTAATTTTCAAACTACCTGGTTTTATCTTTTCTCCACGATCATGATATGGTATTGTTATAACAATTGGATTTATATTTAAATACTTATACGTAAACCTATCATTCCAAGCCTCAAATGAACCGTATGGTGAGTATGGTCTCTCATAATACATATGATTAATGTGAGCCCAAATCAATTGTTTATAAGTACCGTCTGGGTTTTTTAAATCATTATTAACACGTGGGTCACCAATTAATAACGGTTTCTTATTAAAAAATCCTTCTTGTATTTTATAACCTTTATAGCCCTCGATTAATTGTTTATATGTAATCTTATAAGTCTTATTTACCTTAATCGGTATTAATCTAAAATCTCCAGGATATATAGTTGCTGTAGTACTTGGTATTGCCATAACAATGTTATATACTTACTTTAACTGTCAATAATGACTCATCTGTTGTTGTACTTAGTAATGGTTTTGATAATTTACCAACCGCTAATAATTCTTTAATTTCATTAAATAACCCCACGGTTGTAAAGTAAGATTTTTCAATGCCTTTAAAGGAATCTATAATTTCTCCTTCATTATTTTTAACATACGTTGGATTATTCGAGTATGTTAATTGACCATTCTTTTTTCTAATAAAATATATTTTACTATTTTTGTATTTTATATTTCTTGCTTTGAAACCTAATCTATCTCCAGTAGAATCTGTCCATGCATTCACTGTTACATTTTGTATTGAATTATATAATCTAACTGTGTTACATCCACTCCGTTCAACATTCCTATTTGTTCTGAAGTTCAATAATGAATCTAGCGCTTGGGCGGACATGACTATTAAACCAAACTGCGGATATACATATCCTGGAAAATATACTACATTTGATGAATTTAAATTATTATCTTCTAATGACCCATAAATTAATTTATAAGGCATGTTAAGTTTTAAATCTAAATTATCAGTTAACCTTGATTCATCAATCAACGTTATAAAATTTCCAGTTTGAGTTGAAGGCGCGTTTAACGATATTGTTTGTATAGTAGAATCATTTGTATAACTAGTTGATTCATCTGGGTTTATTTTACTTAATGTTAACTCCCAATTACCTAAGTCCAAGTAATCTTTAAATAAACTCCTGTTGATTTTAATTACATATATGTCATCAACTTCAGTACCATTAAATGAAAATTTATTCTGATTGGATGGCAATAATATATTTGCAAATTGAGAATACATTGCCTTTGTCATTGTTTCATCATCATAACCTTCTAAATCTTTTGAACCATGTCCATTATAATTTGCATAATATATTGTAAATTGATTTTCTATACACTCTACATTATATTTCTTATTAGTTACATTTAATTGAAAATCCAAATCATAATACTCAGGCAATTCATTAAAATCAATAAACCTATCTACTTCTTTATTATATAATTGTAAAATTCTTGGTTCATTATTAAACCATATTCCTGTTGTACTTCGTTCAGTAACATTTTGTATTATATCTTTTGGGTCTATAGGACAATAAATTTGTCCTGACCCCAATCTAGGTGGTTCATCAATTACTGTTGTGCCACCATCTTCATCAATAACAACAATGGGTGGGTTAACTTCTGGAGTATTGGGTTTTGGTTTAATCACTAAAGAACCATTAAATGGTTTAGCAACAATTTTATATACAGTGTTGGATGGGCCTACTATATAATAAATTTGATGGCCTGGATCATAATTAATTAATGATCCGTTAGCATCATATAATGACATACCTAATTGCCAAGATGATTCACCACGTAACATAAATGCAGGATATATTTTGCCTGACCAAACTGACCAATTTCTGTCAAAGTACAAACCTTTAACAATTCCTTTATACCTAGTTCCATATAGATATATTTTAATTGGAATGTACCCGTCCAGTAACTGTTGATGTGTTAATGCCGTCTTGTCCAATGAAACTATATTTCCATGTAATGGATTTCCAGGAACATTTGTTTTAATCTCGTCAAACTGTTCGTTAGTTAATGGAACTAACCATTGAGACATTAAGTCCTGGTTTTCACTTACGCGTTCATAATATACTGGATTTGCCATATCTTAGAAATCTAATCTTATTTTTATTAAAGCTTCAGTGCTGAAAGACTTTTCTATTGCTTTATTTAATTTTGCAACCGCAATTAATTCTTTAGAATTATTATAAAGACCAATTGTTGTTATATATACCCTTGGATCATTAAACATTGTTGGGTGTAAAATATCTCCTTCTGTACCTGTGACAAATGATGGATTATTACTGAAATTGTATTCTCCATTTTTTACCCTTACAAAGTAATGAGTTGATTTAACTTTTTCTCCTCCTCTTCCTTGAAAACCTAAAGTATCTCCAGAACCATCAGTAAAATTACTTGCACCTTGCATCGATGTAAATAATTTCATTGAATTATCTCCATCAATTTCACGTCCAGTAACAGTACCAAAATATGCCTCAGAATCTAATTTCGTTGCATCCAAGATTATAATACCTAACCTTCTGAATAATTGTCCATATATAATCGGATTATTATTATCATAATAAACTCCGTCTTCCAATGAACCTGATACAATATTATATACTTCACCAGATTGCATTATAGTTGCAGGATTAATCCTAGAATCATCAATTAATCTGAGATGTGAACCATCTCCCTTTAATTGTACATTAGATCCTGTATAAGTATTTGGATCTCCAAGGAATGATTCAAAATTTAATTTAGCTAAATTAATTTCAATATTTCCTTCATCCAAGAATTCTCTCATTCTTGCTCTATTAACATTAATTGCATATATATGTGGTGTTAATTCACCATTAAATGTAAATCCTGTTTGATTTGAGTTTAAACATAATAACTTATATTGTGAGTAAATGGCTCTGCTTGGTGTATCTTCAATTTGTACACCTTCATCTATTGACCCAGAACCATAAATATTACCATAAGCTATTGAGAATTGTGGTTCAGAATCACACTCTTCTAATGTCGATTTATTATAAATCTCATAAAAATATCTTTTCTGTATTGGTGATTGTAAAGAACTAGTGTAAAACGTCGTTAAATTACCTATATTACCAGACCATAATGCATGAGTTATCAATTCTTGTTGGTTTGGTACTATATCATCTGTATTAAAAGTAGAATATATATTACCTGACCCTAAAATTCCTTTTATGCCTGTATTTGGATTTACAACATCCGGTATAACAATCGGTGGTGTTGGATTCACCGGGCTTGGATCTGTAATAATAATTGGCGGATTAGGATTTGGGTTATTCAGGCCTGGGTTAATAACTACTGATGGGTTTGGGTTATTAATTACTGGTGGGTTCTTTACTATTGGATCATTAATTACATATGTTGTGCCTTTTTCATCAATAATATAAATTACACCATTTGAATCTTGAAACCCAGGTACAGTAAATCCGCCATCAATTACCTTTTGAACTGATGTAAAATTCTTATATACATATTCTGCATTTAAGTTAACTGCAGTTATAATATAACCTACTGATTGAAGTTTTGTTATAATACTAGAATCTAACAAAGAATTAGTTTTAGTCGTAAACCTATTTGTTTGATTAGTCGTTACTGAATTGGTATTAAAAAATGCTGCCATGTATTTTTTTGCTTCTTAATTATGGTATTATTATATTAGTATCGCCAGATAAACTTACTCCTGGAGTTGTATTTAATGTTTGTTTATTTACTGTTATATGTATTACTGTTTGTCCTCCTGTCTCTGTTCCATATATAGTTAAGGTTGTTGATTTAGATGCTAAAATGGCTGATTTTGCTTTAATTCTAAATACTTTTCCTGTTAATGTTACTGATTGTCCTGATTCAATATCAGCAATTAACGGCGGAGCAGTATTTGTTGTGCCAGCCGAAGCTTCTACTACCTCTAATGTACATACGTCTGAATCAGCCAACACTGCTGTATAACCATACGTTGAGTTACCTTCTGAGTAATTAATTGTACTCGGTTTAATTAAATCTTGTTGACCAGGAATTAATACTATTGATGTATTTGGTACAGAAACAATTGGTATTCTTACAGTTTTCTTAGGTAATGTAACTAATTTATACTTCATTACTTGTGTTTCATCTGGTACTGCTTCGACAATTGGCATATTTTCTATTACTGCTCCATAATATGCAGTACCTAATGGATGATCAGGATTCCATAATGAATAATCAATCTCATCGTCGGCAAGGGCAAAATGAGTTATATTGAATTCATTCTGTCCTCGGGCTAGAGCTGCTCTACCAGCTCGAGTTAATATTGCATCTATTATAATTTCTGAGTTTTCAGTACTAATATATCCCATTATATTACTTCTTTTTTAATAATAATTATTAACTAATCAATAAAATCCAAGTCCAATTCAGCATTCGAATGCATTTTTTCAACTTCTGAATTTAATTTTTTATCTAAATCCTTTTTCTTGATTTGTAAATCTTTCAACTTTTGGACTAACTTAATTTTTTCATCATTGTTTTCTGATGTTTTATATTTTAGTAAAACAGTTTTAATTTCTTTCTGTATATTAGCCAAATCACGTTGTGTTGATTCAATATTGGCTTCTTTAATCAAATGTCTAATAATTATTTTGATTTTATTTTCAGTTATTTTATTCATAATTTTATTCTCCTTTAAAGCTATTTTTACTGACTTGCGTGGTATTTTAATTAAATGTTTAACTGTATCAATTCCATCTGTTGTGAAGTATTTTTTACTAATTTTTTCTACTTCGTATTCACCTTTAATTCTTAAATTATATGGTGATCTACATTTAATTATAATTTCCGATTCAGAATATTATATTGGTTCATAATAAAATGGTTCTTCCCATGTACCGCTATAATCAATTATAGGTATAGGATCACCATCTTTATCTATAGCTTTTTTTAATTCTGAATTAAATATATTAATTAATTTTTTTAATTGGGTATTTTCCATTTTTATTTAACCTTTAAATTTCCAGTGTCATCATTATCTTTAATATATATCGAATTAGGATTAGTTTTTCTAATCTCGACTACAGGCCCTCCATCTATAGTTTTTATTGAATCAATATTAATTCCTGCCCCTTTAAGTTTCGTACCAATATATCTAGATATATTTCTGGCTTCTTTTTCTTCAATTTGATTATGCCATGTTGTTAAGTAATATCCCGATATTAAACCATTTTCCCTCATATACATTTTTCTGTATTCCTGTTGCCAGGCATCTAAATAATTATATACTTGCACTTCAAATACTATAACTGGTGATACAGTATTATTTGATTCTAAAGTAATTGATATCCTGCGATTATTAATTCCTAAAAAATTATTCAAATTAGGCAACTCATATGTAAATAAATATTCAGGTATCACAAATTTATCCAGATAATTTATTGATTCAATATTTCTAATAATAATACTACATGGTTGATTATAGAAATTCAATGTATTGGATGCATCGTCTTCTCCTTTTATATTTAATAGCAACTTTATTTCATCATTAGTACTAATATTACTCAATGAATCTTTTGATGTCAATGAAACTTTTACAAGTAGTTTACCTTCAATTATATTATCTATTGGGAATTCTTGCCCTAAATTTACAATTAAATTTGGTTTTAATTCAATGCCCCATTTAAATCTTTCTTTATAAAATGAATTAAAAACTTTTCGTAAGTCCATTTTATAAAACTCATATAAATTATCAATTGAATCAGTATATGTCCAATTACTAGATAACATAGTTGGAGTATCGTTTACTAACACACTTTTTAGAAACCAACCATCCTTAATATTTGAATTATTTCCTAAATCATATATAAATGGATTATATTGAAAGTTTTTTAACTTAAATTTACAATCTGGTTTATTTTTTTCAATAGTTTTAAAATACTCACCATTAAAACCATTATATTTATCTACAACATTGATTTGATCGAATTGTTTTATAGTATTCTGTATACTAGTATGGCTTATTTCAAATTTTTCTGGTATTGTACCCTTAATATAATTGTGTTTATATATTAAGTCAATATCTAATTCTACATCCCCTTTTAAATAATCATATTTAATATTTAAATCGGATGGTATTTGTATATTATCATCCAATTTATCATAATATCCCTTAAGCTTCTGAAGCCTTAAATCTATTGTATCTTTAAATTGCGGGGTTGTTACAGTAGGTCGTTTTGTTAATATACCCTTTGAGTGGTCTAGTATATGTGGTTCAATTAATATACCTGTTAATAAATCAGCACGTGCTGGTACTAATTGTTTAATTTGTTCAAAAAATGAGTAATCATAAACACTCAATATTCTAATAAATTTATTAACATCAACGCGTTGTGTGTACTTCTGAAAATATTCTCTTCTATTAAAAATTAAATCCTTATACTCTCCTTCAAACTCACTATATGGATCACCTATCCAAGATTGTATATCAATTGAACCTAATTGGTTAAATATATCCCTATTTACTTGATCTGCAATTGAAAATACAACTGCCAATCGATTGTTATCAATACCTGAGTTATCGTATGATGATTCTTCAGCTTTATTTGTTACTGATAAATTATATTTAAGTTTATTTTCTTCTAATCTTATCTTTTCATTATTGATATAAGAATCACTTAAAGTAGGTACATGTATATAATATGTTTCATTGATAATATCATATTGGTTAGTTTGGTCACCCTTGAAATCATGATAAATTAAATTAGATGGATTTAATGTTCTATCTGGTTGGAATGACTCTTGTATTGTTAAACTACCGCTTCCGGTTGAATCGTGATTCCATCGTTGTAAATCTTGACCTAATGGAAAGTAATGGTATAATGAATAATATGCTCCACGATCATTATCTAATGTATCATATAATCCTGGATTTAAAATATGTTGTTTAAAATTATCATAATTTCCAACTTCGTCTAAATATGTATAATAAGATCTATATGATTGTACTTGTCCTAAGAATGGTTGTATATCGTTAAATCCATTACTAGTTAAAATACTTAGTATATTATTACTGCTTGATAGGCCTAATAATATATGTGTACTAAGTCCATCCTTACCGTAAGCATATTCCAATGAATACAAATTACTATTAATCGGATTATTTATGCTTATTTTTTGAAAATGATTTATATCACCGTATAAATTATCTGATGTTTTTGCTATTAATACATCAATTGACTCTGTTGAATTATATCCTTTGATATTTGTATCATATGTTATATTTGGTACTATAGTTTCAGTATTATCAAAATTTTGTCCCCTATTAATTCTAATAGTCCATAAATCTCCATTAAATATTGGTATATATTCTGACTCTGATTCAGTGATTTTATCTAAATATGTTGGATTATCAATATTACAATCAAATGTAATTACCTTTACTTTACCTAACTCACTATTAATATATTCATTATAAAATTCTGATGGATATAATAAAATTACTAAATATGGAATATTAGTATTAGTATTTAATGTATCTGTTGATAAGGTATATGAAAATAATATTTGTGGTTTATTATTTATTAAATCATTTTTCTTAATACTAAATCTAAATTCTGATGTTAATGGATAAACATACATTGAATCATTTTCATCATATTCTAAGTTGCAATGGGTACCAGTGTCAAAACCATTTACCCATGTCCTTTTTATGTCTTGTTTAAGACTTAGATATGATGAATTATACATATTACTATAATTAGGATCTGATAACTTTAGTTTATATCCGAACCTATTTTCAGTAAAAATCGGTCTATTAAAATCAATTCCAGGTCCACCATATTCTTTAATAGAAATTAATGTTTGTGGTATCCCATAGATAGACATTAATGCCTTTATAGACCTACTTGTGCCTTTTGTTTTTAACAGATATGGTAAATTGTTTATTATCCTACGCCAAATTTGTTTGGTTTGCGCTTCATGTGGTTGTATTGGTTTGTTTGTATTAGATAATATAGACTCTCCTTCATTATCTAATCCCATTTTATACAACCACAATTCACTTAATTGGTTATTATCTTGTAATTTCCAACCTAAAGATTTTGCAATGTGGTATAATAAGTCATTACTTGGCCCCCTTTCAGGATGTTCATCCCTCTCATGTATTTTTGTCAATGCATTAATATATGAATACATCATATCATAATGATGACCCATCATATTAACAAATGTAATTAAATTGCTGTTACTATCATTCATTAATATATGTTCAGGTATCGCATATATTAAAGCATTATGATTAGTTGTATCATATATTGTAGCGATATCTAAAATATTCGTGTAATATGTTATTGACTCATTATCTGTTATAGACTTATTAACATATTCTCCATTTACAATTATATATCCATTTACATCAGTTTCTTTTGGCCATGGTTGAATGACATCCTGGAAATCATGAGTGAAGATAGGTTCAGGTGAATGATAATATAACCACCGTTCGAAAGAATCGAAACTTTCTTTAACTTTATTAATCCGGTTGGTGTAAACCTCTAAATCATTTAATGAATCATTAGTTTGAACTAATATTGAATTAATTTCAGATATCTTTAAATTATATTCTTCTAATACTTCTAACTTTGAGTAAAATATTTTTACCCTTTCTACAGCAGATGAATAAAAAACAAAATTTTGAAAGTTACTGTAATCTATATTTAAATGTACTCGTTCATTGGTATTTAAAATTTTGTCTATAATCTGTTGAGATGTTTGTTGGTTTGAATCCAATAAATCATCCCATGATTTTAACACTGTTGTATTTGAATCAAACTGATCGACATCTAATGTAAATCTTGCATTTTTGAGTTTATTTGTGCTCTCTAAATCTACTTCTGACGTTAATAATACTGTGTCAATATATGAATCAGTAACTTCAATACCAAACCATGCTTTATTTAATACATTAATAAATTCATTAATAGAACTAAATAACTTTAAGTAAATTATATTAGTATTACTTTTATCAAACCTTACATTAATGATTTTATTGATATTATTCTTGCCAAAATTAATCACTAAATTATTAAGTAATCCCTTTTCTATTAATGAATTGACATAATACTTAAACTTAATAATATTAATATTATCAACATTATTTAATGTTAACTTAACTTCATCCCTATTAGGTGATATTTCATTAATATAACAAGGCCAATCTACATTTTCTGGGTCAGTTGCTATTGGTCTACCTAGAATAGGTGATAAGAAATTATGGCATATTTTAAAACTACCGCGTTTAATATTTGCAGTAGAAAATACTTCCCTTATATTAGTTAAAATGCTATTAGTCTCAGGATTAATTACAAAACCATGATCATAAACAGAACCTAATAAATCACCGGAGAAAGAATATACATGTGTTTCAATTAATAAATTATTTTCAATTCCATTTACATTTGTTATTTTTGGAATTAATTTATCAATATTGACTATTTTTAAATCTAATTCATTAAAAATTTGACCATATTGAGGTGAATTACTAAATAATAATGATTTGTTATTTGTAAACCTATCTAACATTATCTTCCTAATCCAGTTACTCTAGAATCTAATGATGAAATTGCTGCTTCTGATTGAGATATCCTAGATTCTTGTTCTTGATTTAATGTAGAGCTCGCAGCCGCTGCGGCATTAGCTTGTGCTTCTAATGCAGCTAAATTAGTTTCAACTTGTTGTGTTACTAATGCCATTGCCTGCGCTCCGGATTGTGATTGTGTTGTTAATTCTGAAAAATTTTGTATATATGTACTTTGAACCATACCACTATTCCAAGATGATGTTTTATCTACTTGTTCTTCTACCTTTGATAAATCAACTTCAAAATCCTTTGATAATGATTTTATTTGAGCATCTTCCTCCGTTTCACCAGAATTTATTAAGTCTTTAATATACTTTTCTCTTTGTAATTGTATTGATAACTTATTGAAGTCAGATACCTCAATTATTATAATATTAGAATATTGCTGTTGTCTTTCATCCAATAGTACCTGCACTGTTTTGAAGTTAGGTATCTTTGTAATACTACCATCTAATAAGAAATAATAAGTATATAACTCAATTGACTTGATTCCTTCGTTCGCTATTCTGAAAATTGAACCATTTGGAATAATATTATAATTTGGTAGGCTATTATAATAATTTTCCTCAACAAAATATTCAAACTTTAAATTTTTAATACTCTTAATTTCTGAATCATTGATGAGAATCTTTTCAGGAATATAATTTATATAAACTACATCTTGTTCAATTGGTATTATATTAACATTTTTAAAATTTCTTTTAGAAATATTTTTTGTTATCGGATTATTTTTTATTAATTGTTCAGTAGTATTATTAGTGAAGGTTTCATTCTCCTTAGGTATTGAGTTT